GCCGATAAAGCGGTTGTCAAACTTATAAGCCATGTGAAAATCCTCCTCGGATTAGTTATTGTCCCAGCGGCCCTGAAACTTCGCACCCGAAGTCGTCAGGTTACCGGCCCAAGCCAGAATCTGCACTTCAGCGTCTTGGTTCACAGCGAAACGCGACTTGGGCGACAGGGCGACCATGTTGCGATCCCGGTGCGGGCGGTAGTGGATATACTTGCTGTTCAGGAAGAACGCGGTGTTAGCCGGGCAGTTGCCTTCGATACCGCCGTCCAGAACCACCGAAGCGGTCATGAACGAGGACGTAGCAAAGCCGAGCGTGGCCGAATTCGGGTCCGTGAAACGCTGCAAGGGCTGGAGTGATGCGGTGTACAACGCCCAAGTGGCGCTATCAACCATGATCAGGTCCGTCTTGTCAGCACCGCGGACAAGCTGCGCGTACAGGCCGTTCCAAGACGCCTGAATCGTGGCCGCAGTGATACCCGTGGTGTCCACGACCTTGTTACGCCAGAACGCCCACGTTGCGCGGTCGATACCGCCGTAGGTGCCCGTGGCATTCGCAACCGGAACGGCTGCGTTAAGGCCCGTGATCTGCTTTCCGCCTGAACCAGTACCATCCGAATACAGGCCGTTGGAGATCAGATTCGCCATGCTGGATTCGGCAACGCTAAGGCGGCCTTCCAGAAGGTCGATGATCTGTTCCTTGCCCGCATTCTGAAGCTGCTCAAGGCCCGAGACGACGACTGGAACCGCAACCTGCTTGATTGCAAACTCTGCCCCCGAGATTACATCCTGTGCCGCCGTCGGGAGGATGTCGTAACCGCTGTAGTAACCCGCATTGCCGTTGTCAGCAAACGAAAGTTCCTGAAGGATCACGTTGCCGCCCGAGAATGGGCGGATGTTACCACGACGACTCAGATACTTGAGTACGGCGTTGTTATCCGTGACGTTATCGGCGATAGCGCCGGTACGCGACTGGATCGTGGTGGCAACGATGTCCGAAATATTCGGAAATGCCATGTCTAGATACCTCTAGTTAAGTTGAATTGAAGAAAACCCGGCAACGGGACTGTGGCCATGATCGGTCAGTCTTTGTTGCTATACACTGCGCTGGTTCAGAGTCCCGTTGCGGGCGATCTGCAAGCCAAACATTAAAACTAGCGTTCGTTCATCGCCGACTCGATCTGCGCTCGCAGAGTAGTCGGCTTCGCGCCCGGGGTGGACTTAGGTGCCCCCGCGACCGTAGACGCGGCATTTCTGGACCGGGCCAGAATTGCGGCTGCTTCCGATGTCGTAATCTGGGCAGGGGCGGGAGCGGCCAACTCTAGGTCAGGCCGCATCGCAACTGCCCGTCTGTGGGCATCGGTAAGCGAAATCTCTTTTCCACGCTTGGAAAAGCTTTCAAGAATGTCCGCCATATCCTCCCGCACTTCATCGAAATGTGGTAGTGTGGCTACCTCGGCAATTGCAGCTTCGGCTTGCTGCTCTTTCATGGCTTGCATTTGCTGGGCCATCTCAAAGAGCGGGGCAAACTCCGGCACCGCGTGCGGATCAAACTTTGGGGCTGGCGGGGCACTGTTGGCCGGCGGGCCATTAACCAGCATCCCATCCAACGTGGCAACGTCCACGTTAAAGGACTTGATCATGTTGTGAACAGCGTGCGCCTTCTGTTCCGGCGTACCCTGCTCAAGAATAGACCTAATCTCCAAGATCGGGGCTACCACTTCCGCCAACACGTTCTGTACGTTATGCTTCTGGAGCAAGGCCGTATGAGGCTCAACTGCCCGCTGGAAGTCATCCCGGAACTTGCGGGCATCCGTACTCGTGTTGAATGCTCGCTGCATATCAGCCTCGCGGCGTTTAACAGCTTCCTTGGCCTTCGCACTGAGCGTGGCCCATTCCGCCTTTTCTTCAGCCTTCCACGAGGCCGGAGCCGGATCAGAGGCCGCTGCTTGCGGCGACTGTGGCGGGGAACCAGACTCCGGCCTCGGGGCCGCCGCCGTAGACTCTGCCACGGTGGGCTTCGCATCTCCCTCTATAGGAGCGGAGTGTACTACATCCGCCTCCCCCTCACGCGAAGCAGGGGACGCGACAGCCGCATCTGGCGTGCTGTCGGGGATAGAATTTGTCTCCTCTTTAGGAGCGTCGGCAAACGCGCTAGTAAGCGCTTCTCTGATACTGTCGGCCATGGTCAGTACTGTCCTTTCGGTGGCAGTGGAAGTGTTGTTATCTAAAATATCGCGATTTGTTTCGCGAATGCTCGTAGGCATCCTTCAAGTGATTGATGCGGTCACGCTTCTGTTCGGGGTGTTCCCCCTTCAAGCGCAGATTGCGGTCCTTTGCCGCCCTGTCCCACGATCCCTTGAAATCGTCCATCATCGCAAGCCCCGTCTTTCGAAGGTAGCGATTGTGCTTATCGCGGGAACTGATATCAGTTCCATCTGTGGCTCTCAAGCCGTCAAACTGCCTGTCTCCGAATAGCGAATTGTTTCGCGCATCCGTGGGCGCGTAATCAAAGGTGCGCCCCATAACCTCATCGCAACACAAAGGCTTTGGAGGATTCCGGTTATACTCGTAAATCGGCATGTATTCTTCATGGCCTTTTCCACAAACCCCGCATTCCCAATTATACGTCGGCATCGCTTGCGGCCTGTTCCGCGAGTTTGGCGGAATGTTCCGCCGTATCTTGTTTGATTGCAGCGTCATGTTCGGCAGAATCTGCCTTTATCTCGGCATCCTGCTGCGCTGCCTGAATCTTAAGTTCTGAAGTCTGCCGTTGCATCTCGATCTTGGCTTGCAACTCCAGCATCTTCAACTGGTGTTCCTCTCGGGCAAACTCCATTTCTTGCTGGCCCTTCTGCATCTCCATCTGAAAGCGCTGCTGCTCCATAGCCATCTCGGCTTGCATCTTCTGGCCATCGAGCGCGGCTTGCGCTTGCTGGCCTTGCTGGTCCGCCTGCACCTTCATCTGCTCAATCTGCATCTGCCCCTGAATCTTCTGTTGCTCCGGGGTAGGCGGAGGTGGCTGCGAGGCGGCCATCTGAATCTTCTGCTCGATCTTGGCCGCGAACTGGTCGATTACGCCCTCAATCTCATTAGCCGCCCGGAAGGCGCTAAGGCCAAACTTCAGAAGCTGGAACAGGAACGGGGCAGACTCTGGCGTATGCTCCATGAATGGCACAGACTGGCCGATGAACTGCGAGACCGCTTGCAGATACTCGGAGCGCTCCACCTTTAGTTGATCCATGTCCACTTGCGCCATGGACTCGGCACGAATGGTGATACGAATCTTGAACTGCTCAGTGTTCTTGATAAGGGCCACGGCCTGCTCGGCAAGCTGAGCGTCCGGCGTCTGGAGGATATTCGACAATTCGATGATCCGCATAGGATCGTAGAACCGCTGGATGATCTGGGCCTTCTTGGTCAGCAATCGCTGGACAAACTCGGCAAACTCATCCTGAAGCGCCTGAATACGGCTGGAGCCAAACTGTGCCTTGATGCGCTGCTCAGTAGCCGTGATGTTAGCTTGCGTGGCTTGGCCCCGCATGATGTCCGACATGCCCGTAACCTGATTGAGCAGGTTGATGCGGGCAATCAACTGGTTCTGGAGAACCTCGATTGCGTTAACAATCGTATCAAGCGGAATCCACTCGATTACGTTCTTGAGGCCGCCTTTGTCCGCAAACAGCGCCCAATTGTTTACCGGGATAAGCTGGTTTTCAACGCCCTCGACAAATACCCGCTCAACTTCCTTGGCACTCTGATCGTAGACGCCAACCACCTTGGCGGCTTCCGTCAACATCGAAATACGAGTCTGCAACTCATCAATTTCTTCGTACAGGTCTTGCGCCATCGCGTAGTCAGGACGCGGAAGCAGCTTGCGCGTGGTCAGGTTGGCAAGCATCCACTCGTCGGGGAAGAACTCGGCCAACCCCAGCGGGTCCGGCTTGCGATCAAGGAACTTCTGGTATCCCTTGACCATCCAGAGAACTTCTTTCTTGTTCTTGTCAAAGATTTCCCAGACTTCCGCTTGCTTGCGCTCAGAGCTTTCAACAGCGCGGGCAGTCGTGCCATCGCGCATATTGGGGCCTTTACCGTCGTAAGGGATCAGGTCGGCAACTTCGTCCCCGAAACGCTTCCTGACCTCATCCTTGTCCATATACGCCCGGTACGCTTTCCAGCGCAATTCGGAGGCGGTACGGCAAGGCGACCAAAGAACATCTTCCCAGTTGGTATAGACGAACTTGCAACATTCGTCCGTTTTCTGCTCGCCTTCCTCGGTCATCTCGTACTGGAGCCGCACATCTCCACCACCGGGAATCAGGCGATCACTGAGCGCTTCCTTGATGGCTGAGTCAAATGTATCTTCCGGAGACGCCATATCGTGCGTCAGAAGCCGGGTAATCATCTCGGAGGCTACGCGGGCCACATCATCGTTAGGATCGAGGAACCGGCGGTCAGCCTCCACCTTGGGAAGCTTGGCAAACAGCATCGCCTTGAGGGTAACGATGTTCGTGTAGAACAGGTTCAGCCGGGCCTTGCGGAACTCATCCTTGGAGTCCCCGAGAAAGGAGTCAATGCAACGGTTACCTTGCGTGTGCCACTTCTCAGTAAAGCGCTCGGCTGTCTGGAACTCCATGACCCACTGGGCCATGTCGTCCGCTTCCACGCGAACCGCCGGATCGGGGGACTGCCCCGTCACGAGGCGCGTAACCATGTCGCGTATTGAAGCCAAGTTATACCCTCATCCTACGTCTATTGGTGTGAAGCGCCCGTTCTTGCCACAGTTCGTCAAGTCTGTACCCTTTCACGGTCTGTTCGGCAGGCGGGGGCAGTGTTCGTACCCAAGGTCTGCTCATACAACCGTAGCGCAAGGCGTCCGGGGCGTGGTCCTCCCCATCTGTATCCACATCTTCCGGCTTGTTCGGGTCGTGCTGGAGGGCTGGGAGGGTCCGGATGATATCTTTGCACGTCCTGAAGACGAACAACATCGGCCCTTCAACGCTACCCTTCAACCTATCCCGTACCAAGTCCCATCCGGGGATACGCTTGTTATCCCCCGGCCTGAACAATATCTTGCCTCCCGTACCACGAGCCATGCGCTCGGCTATGGAAGGTCCCCCGTTCTGAGCCATGGCAGCCGGGTCAATAACCGCGTCATTAACCTCATCTTCCTGCTCACGGGCCAGTATGCCTTGGGCCACTTCCTCGGCGGTAAGCATAAGCCCCACATTCGGCCCCTTGGCTACGTACCACTCCCGGTAGAGGATCATAGCCCCCTTGGGGTAGATCAACCCTGTCTCCGGTACGGGCTGGCCGTCCGAGATAGCCGCCCAAAGGACGGCTGCCGGGGCTGCGGACCCCCAGTCCGCCATCCGCAGTTTTGTCCACTGCGCGGGGACTGGGAAGGGGTCCACAACATGTAGGGCTGGATTCCACTCCGGGAAGTACGCCCCTTGAACAACGGACCAGTCGCCATCCAGCCAAGCGCGCACCAGTTCCGGGGAACCTAGGGACTTGAGGCGGGCGGCGTAGTTAGGGTCCGCTATCGTCAAAACCTTGTTGTCCGATATCTTGCCCTTGATGAACATGCGGCGCATATCGGAGCCGTCTTCCGGGCGGAGTAACTGGTTCCCGTCCGGGTATCGGTCAATTCCGAAGTAGGACTTAACCCACTGGTGGCCGGGGCCGCCCGGATTCGCCGTACACCGGATACGCTTGAACTTAATCCGGGGGTCCGGAGAGCGGAGCGTAGCCTTGAGCCGAAGATACAACTCCGGATTGGGCCATGTCGTCAACTCATCCCACCCCAACCACGTGAACTGGTGGCCGTGGTAGTTCATCCAGTCGTCAGCAGACTCCGCGTACCTGAGTTTGAGCGTAGCCCCGTTGGCCCACTTCCAATACTTGTCTCCGGCAAACCACTTGACCTTGCCTTCATT